CCTATAAACCTGTGTCTAACTTTTGTCTTATCTGCTAACTCGTAATATTCAACAGATGGCTGACCGTCAGGACCTATACCATCTCTACCTCTATTAGATTTTGATACAGTTGATGGTCCATTAGGTCTCTTTCCTGTAAGTTGATTGAATATATATGGTGTCATATCTAATCTGACTGCCTGACGCCCTAGAGCTCCACCTGTATCGATAATGTTAACATTCTTTAAAACTTTACCGTTATAGCTTAACTCAGCAACACAATCTGATGTTTTAAGTCCTTTACCTTTTAAGTATTTTCTGTAGTCGTGCGTTATTATAGCTACACCGTGATTGAATTTTTTAGCTTCGAATGCATCAACCTTTCCGCTACTAACCCATCCGTCGTTTATTAGCTTAACAAAGCCATTTTTTGCACCAACCCCTGTTTTTGCTATTTGACCTGGTGTACTTGGGCAGTATATTACTCCTGGTACGTTTCCTATTCCAGCTTGCGTATTTTTATCATTTGCATTTCCTTCTCCAGTTGTGAATCCATACGAGTCAGCCCAAACTGTCTTACTATCTACTGCTTCCGTATCTTCAGTATCATACCATCCACCGAATAGAGTCACTCTATTAACTAAAGTAGTACCTTCCTGCTGCTCACCAACAGTAAATTCATATAGAACATCTCCCGTATTTGTATTAGTAGGTGTAGTAACACCTTCAGCATCAGAGCTATAAGAAGTACCAGTGCCACCTGCCCCGCTAGCAACGTTATTTGTACATCCACCTATACCTAATGTTGAGCTGTTAGAAAAATCACTTCCGCCTTCTGCAATTACTTGACCTGTTATATCTCTTTCAAATGGCTGTCCGTTGTTTTGATCATCTACCTGTGATTTATTAGATGCATTTAAATTCATATCGGCATTATACGGATTATAACGATATGCTTGTTCATATTGTCTAAAACAATCACCCATAGACCCTGCTACCTTTTCAAGAATTTTGGTTGACGCTGCTGTATGATCTAAATATGACTTAAAATCTGTAGTAAATATACTACTACCTGCTTTAGTTCCTCCTCTAAGTGAAATTTTACCTTTTGCTTTTTTAATCAACTCATCTTTATCATCTTTTGTAAACATATTAACAGACTCTGCAAAAGCAGCCTGTCCAATAGCAGCTAACTCGATAGAGCTTTTTTGAAATGCGTCAGGTATTTTATTAAAAAGAGTTTTGCTCATGCCTCCTATAACTGTACTAATTTCTCCGAACAGTTCTTTAAAAGGTGGCATAGTACCGTTATTAGTATTAGCAGTAGCTTCTGCTAATTTACCTACAGAATCAGAATTAGCTGCAAAGTAATTACAAGGTGAGGTTAAGCAATCTTTTAATGCATCAAGAAGCTTATTAATAAATCTTGCTTCACTTGGTCTGTAGTCAACTTTACCCTCGCCTATTCTATTAACATATCCAAAAACGTAATACACTCTATCAATTTGCGAGTGCCATATCGGATACTGATACATCTTCTTTACATAGAAGTTAATAGTAGATACGTCTAACGACGGTCCATTTATAATAAAATCCTCTGTAAATAAATTAGCTGCTTCAATATCACCGTTTAACCCTTTATTAAAATTTATAGCTAAATCGAAGTCAATTTTTAAATTTGGGTCGTCTAAAAGATCGCAAAAAGGTGAACTATATTTTAAATATTCTCTGCTAATCGCATACCCGAAGAGCTTTTCTGCAAAGTTATTTGAATATATTAGCATATAAAATATTTACTATATTATCTTTATATGGGTGGTAAGAGCCCATATCTTTCTACTTCTTCTTGTATTTGTTTATCAGATAACGGGTCTTCTACTACACCGGGTAATGTTTCGGATTCTTGTATAGCCGTTGTATCTATTATACCGGGGGTAATAGTTGAAGTTGTAACTGCACTGGAAATAGTAGATGAAGTTTTCTGTGATGTATCAGATACGCTTGTTGTGTTAGAAGCAGTAGATGGCTTAGATATTCCAGAAATTAAGTTAGAGAGTAGTCCAGACGTTGCGTTTTTAGCTAATTTTTCATTTTTATTGAGTTTAACTGCAACAATCTCGTTTTGGTAATTCTCACCAGCAAAAATATGCTTAATTGAAATTACAAAATAATAGCCACTCACATCTTGCGTTTTATTTTTATCTTCTTGGTTCTGCTCCACCTTAATGCGTATAAAATATCCAGCTTCTCTGTATAAATTACCAGGCACCTTAAAGGTAATCGCGGTATTATCATATATAAAGCTTTTTAGCACCATTGCTTTAATTGCATCCTTCCACTCAGCTATTTCTGGTATAACAGTAACAACAGCATTTACATTAGACGTATTTTCTGTACTCGTAGCAGAACCGGTATCAGTTTCAACAGCAGTGTTTAAGTTAGAAGCCACTGTACTTATGCTTCTATCGGGTAAGTTTGAAGTATATGTGCTACCTAAAACATCTGTTTCAAATAAACTTTTAGCGTTCTCGTATGTGAAAAAATCCGTGTTAATTAACCCATCAACAGAGCAAGATTGAGGTGCTATATTATAATCAACCCATTTTTTTGCTAATACTTCTTTAAGGTTAGGTCTGATTATATCATATTTATCTATAAAGTTAGCTCCAAAGGTATTAGATGAGGTAGCATCGCCTGTAATAAAAGTTTCTAATAAGTAACCAGACAGATCAACATCTGAGCTACCACTAGAAATTTTACTGTAGAAGTCACTTATAAATTTACCTAAATTAGTTAATTTATATTTTCTTTTTAACTCCTTATTTTCATATACGTTGTGTATTTGTAGAAGACCAGGAACACCGTCACCAAAATAGCAATGTCTCAATAAAAATCTCAAAACTTCATAGCATGATTGGGTTTGCTTAATAATACTACCAGCAGGAGCCGGAACATTGGTGTTTAAAATATCTTTCGTGTCTTTTTCAACTTCAAAAACGTTTTTAACTTCTGTTTCACCTAATCCAGTTAATATAACCTTTTTAATATAATCAGAGCAAGTACCGTCTCCTAAATCTTTATTTTGTATATATCTGTTTCTCAAGTAACCCACTTGAAATTCTTCGAAATTAAAGGTTAATTTTTTATCAACAATATTATTAGAATTTTCACCCGCTTCGCCTATAATAGCCTCGAAAGATAACTTTATAGGTAAAGCACCAGCTGCTTCAGCATCTTTATTACTAATATCAATGACTAATAAATTTATATCATTGCTAATATCAAAGAGCTCAAATTTCTGTAAAATACCGAAAAAGTTGGATATACTTATTGTACCTCTTAACCCGGGAAAGGCGAGAGTATCTTCTACTTCTAAATACTCTATTACACTCTTGGAAAGAGGAAAAACAGATCCTTTATTAGTACCGTTAGCCAAAAAAGCATTAAACTCAAAGGTACTATTATTAATAGTTACATAATTACTCATTTTGGTATTTGTGCTTGAATACTATCAACTACCTGTGTTATATAATCTGGTTTTACGTACTCTATAGTAAGTCCTGGCTCTGCATAAAAAATATTTTTGGGTTTGTTGAACAAGAACAACAACCACCATAAGTATTGCGTACCATATAGCTTATAAGATAGAGTTGTCCATGGTAACTTGGTATTAAGATTTAACTCACCTACTATTTCCCTATCTAATGTTTTCGGTATTTCAATTTTTTTAAGAATATTATAGAAGTAATAAACATTATCTGGTGATTTTTCTACTTCATATACCCTGAAAATATTTTCATACCTCTCGCGCTCTAGCAAGGGTAATTCTGCTATATTAGATTGAAAATCACCAAATTCGTTCATATTAGTTATTCTATAATTATTGAACCAGCTGCAAACCCATCATCAACCATAGTATTGCCTACATTTGCTAGTAAGCTAGTGAATGTTAAGTTGACTTGGTATGCTTCTGGTATAGGAGCCTTAACAGTTTTACCATTAGGTAGAGTTATATCTAATAGTCTCTTTGTACCTACAAAATCTACTGTCATATCACTTATGAATGCATACGGTACAAATCTAACACCGGGTACATATATCGAATATAACTTAGGCGGTAGAATTCTAGAAAAAGATGTTCTATACGGTTTGTTTTGATACGATAATATCCAAAGCAATTCGTAGTTTTGAACATATGGTAAATAGTTCTTACTAGTAAAAGTGTTAAGTAACGGAAAACTTAACGTAAAGGTTTCGCCTTCACCTGGGTATTGAAAATATTTTGGTTTTTCTATATACGTACCAGGGGTGAATAAATTGCCTGTAGCTGCAGCTGTATCTACAAAAGGCATGAGAGTATCGGTTACTAATCCGGCACCAAATCCGGGATTTTGCTGAGCCCCTTCAAATCTATTGCCCTGTTTTATAAAATTTGAATCTAGATACGGAAGAACGTATCTAAAAGAAGTAGGCTGAGTAAAGTATATACCTACATAAGATTGAAGTAGATCTCCTAGAAGAGCTTGATCATTTCTTGTTGAAGCTAAATTTCTTATATTATTTTTAAATTTCTCTAGTTTAGCGCTTGCAGATTCTGCAGAAGCACTTCCATCCGGACTTATTTTAGCTAAAATAGCTGTGAGCTTGTCTGCTACTACGTCTAATGAAGTACCAATAGCATCTATTCCTGTAGATGTTATAGCATTGATATAATAAAGAGCTGAAGATATCAGCGAGTTCTGTTGTAGCTCTCTTTCTACAAGATAACAAGCAGGTACTTTATCTAATACTTGATGTTTAGGTGAAACAGTCCAAGAGAAATCTCTTCTAACATCAATATAGCCTCGTGGTACTAATTTTATGTAATTATCCGTGTTTTGTACATATAGCTTCTCCGTCGAACCAACTTTGAATAGTGGAGTTGTCGTTTTTTCAGTATATGATGCGTAATAAGGACCTGGCATATTATATTGTGGCTAGATTACCTCCAAAGTTAAAAGAAGGTGAAGTTTCTATGTCAAATTCCGTTCTATTAAATTTAATTAAATTTCGAGTACCGGTATTTGTAGGCTGTTGTGTCGGTCTATTATTTAATTTTTGAAGTAGTAGATTAGCGTTATATGTATTTTCTACTATTTTTTGTAATAGACTTACCTGCTTTCTCGACTCTAATAAGATCTGTTTCGTGTCTGTTATTAAGACATCATCTTTTCTTCCTAAAACTCTATCAACGGATCCACCATCTTTAAATCCTAGTATATTATCTTGATTAGAGAAATTAACAAAATCACCGCGCTTACTAACTAAAAAGTCATCCGCTTTCTTTGTAATAGCTCCTACTCTAGATGTAGGAAAAGTTGCTGTAGGTTGTGCAGATTTAGGCTTCTCCCCTGTAGGGAGTGAATTATTTAAATTCATCATAAGCCCGGGTGGTCCAGTGGGTAACATTGTTGGTATATAGGGTGTTGTAGATAGCGGCTTGCTAGCTTCTTCGAATTTAGGCACTAGTTCCTTTATATTTGACCATGTATCCTTTGCCATATTAGCAATAGCCTCACCAGCTTTACTAGCGAGATATCCGAGCGGATCTTTCATAAATTCTTTTATTTCTTTAAAAGCTTCTTTTGCATCTGCTATACCCGTTGAAAGATCGTCAATTATCTTATTAAATTTATTAACTCTCTCTTCACCTATTAAATTTTTAACAAATACGCCTATTTCACTGAAAATTTGCTCAACGTGTTTCTTTAAATGCTTTTCGTATAAATCATCTCTAACAAACTGTATAAGAGCATCAAAGAACCCAAGTTCTTTACCACTATCATCTGTAAATTTCATTCCTATACTTTTAAACCAATCTTTAACGCTGCTCTTAACACTCTCCCAGCTTTCTGATAAAAACTGCATCTTATCTGGAGCGCCCATTAAGCCGTTTATAAATTGTAGTACAGTATCTAAACCTGTAGATAGGCTATTCCAGATAGCAGATATTGAATTTAATGTTTCTGTGCCTAATTTTTCCTCTACATAGGCTTTTATATTTGTTTTAATATTTTCCCAGGTATCTGCTAAAAATGTTTTTTTATCTTCTGACTTAAAAAAGTCTTTTGCCCATCCAAATAAATTTTGTATTTTTTCCCATATCCAATTAAAGACACCTTTGACAGAATCAATAACACTGGTAATAGTTTCATATGTTGCGGGAAAAGTATCCTTAAACCAGTCTGTAAACTTTTGTTTAATTGATTCAATAAAACCTGTTAAGGGATCCATTATGCCGAACAATGCATCAGTGAGAGCATTTTTTCCAAACCACTTTTCTATATATGGTTTCACTATTTTATAAAGAGAAGCAAAGCTTAATATATTAAAAACAGTACTAATAGCTTTACCTATAATTCCAAGTAAGCCCATACCTGTTTTTTTAATTGCCGGAGTAAGTGAGCTAACAGCTGTTGCTCTAACAGCTGTAGGCGTTAAGTCTTCTAGTTTACCTTTAGGTGCGTAGTTACCTATTCCAAGCGCTTTACCAAATTCTATCGCTTTTTGACGTTCGCGTGATTTTTCGCTAGGCGTTAATACAGGAGAATCTTCTTTTTTAAACGTACTTCCACCATCAGCTGGAATGATGCTCTGAGTACCTTTAATCTTCTCACCCAGAATATTAATTTGCTGAGCAAGTCTTTCTATAGGCCTTTCTAGTCTATCTTCCACACTATTATTTAATCGCTAGTCAGCAAACTAACGTCAAGTGTTAAGTCATCACCTTGTATCTTTAAATAATTATCATCGTAATTTTTAATTTTGGTAATAGTAGATAAAATCTCTTTATTAAGTCCTAATGGCAACACATCCACCACGTCTTTTTTGTTTTTAAGAGATAGAGTTTCAAACTCTATAACTTCGTCATTAAACTCTATACTTTCTATATACTTAAGAATCTCGTAAGCATACATAATATCAACAACATCAGCAATTTCTTCAGCTTGCTTGTTTTTAATCTCCTGCGCGCATTTTTGATTAATAGCTGTATCTGTCTTTAGTGTGGGTATAGAGAGCTTTACTTTAATACCTTTATAATCTATGTCTAGATTAGGAGCCTTTGGAATTGATACATAGGAAGATGATAAATCATATGTTTTACCTTCTTTGATATAAGTTGATCCTAGAGCGTTATTACGTAGCTGAAGTATAATATAAACTCTATCTTGAATAGTAAATTCAACAACTTCTTCGCAGTTTTCCTCTAAAATTGCGTTTATTGTGTTGAAAAATAATAACGTACCGTGCACTCCGGCTAAGCTAGCCTTTAGAGCGTCTTTTTGCTGTCTTACAGAAAGAGGCTTGAATTTAATAGCTTTATTTACTGAAGGTACTACAATACTTATTGTTTCTTTATTAGCTAAATCTTTTAGTTCTGAAATAAAGCTAGATACATTGTTATTCATAAGGCTATTTATAACCCGTGTTGCGTTTTTAAACTATCGTTTTGCTCTTTAATTTCTGCGTTTAATATATTGAGTAAGATCTTGCTATCAATAGGGGGTAGAGAATAAAATAAATCACTATCTGCTTTCATTTTATTTACGAAAACGTAAAGCATCTCAAAAAAAGATATGGTGTTAAGACCGTATATGTTAGCAATAAAAGATATTAAGTTAGAAGATATTAAATTAAAAGATATTTTATCCATATTAAAATCTTTATTTTCATCCACTACTATAAAGTCCTCAAACGTTTCTACTATGTTTTTAAAGTGATTGTAAATTACTGAAAGGCATTTATTTGGTAAGAAATTTAAGATTTCTGCTTTTTCTAAATTAGTTAGACTTTCAAATAAAACACTCTTTCCGTTAAGAGTGAGAGAGGTTATTATATTATCTAAATAACTATCGATATTAGAGTAATATAAGTTGTCTGGGTATCCTAACTCTAATTGTATTCCATCAACATTATAAATTTTGTTTTCTAACTCTATTTTGTCTAGATTGTTAAGTACCTTATATAGTGATAACGTTATTTCTTTACCATTTGAAAGTATAGATATAGACTCATCTATAAAAAATATCCTAAGTGCTATAAGAATGTAAAATTTATCAATGCAGTTGAGCTTATGAGGTATTTTATTAAAAACTAATGTCTCAAATAAACTTTCTAGCCCCTCATAATCGTTAATAGCGCAATACTTTATAATTTCTTGGTATTCCCTATTAGTTATGCCCTCTATTCTAACATCCTTACCACACGGTGTAGTAATAGGCACAGTAAACTTTACTAACCCACTCATAGCAGCTTATCCTAATAATCTTGTAGTACTATAGTGAGTAAATGCAAATGAAACTCTCTTAAGTAAATCTCCGTAATCCATTCCCTCTGTTTTAAGGTTATCACCCTCAACTTGAAACGGTACTACATTGTGAAATGTAAAGTGTTTTCTGACTTTTAGCTTTCTATTAACAATGTTAGTAGAAGAGGTTGAAGAAGCCGAATCTCGAGAAAAGAGGTACGCTTCAATAGTACATTTAATGTTAGTAGATAAATCACCATCATCTATTAACCCCTTGTGTGAAGCAGCGATAATCCAAGGTCTTATAAAGTAGTCTACGAAGTCTATATTAGTTTCTAAGAACGTAATCCCAAGATTATTAGAGCCGCCATAGCCAGATCTCACATCGCCAAAATAACCTGGTAAAAAACCACCGTTACCTACTTCTAAATTACCTACATTAAAGGAATCTTGTGGAAAATTAACATTTTGAGCTAACAGAAATCCGAAGTTATTAGAGCTGAAAGATTCTATACTAGCAGCTTCTGGTGTAATCCACTCATCATTCCGTCTTTTCTCATAATAATCATTTACAGCGTTAATATTATCACTATCTACTCCGTAAATATCGACGGCCCAAAGAAATTTAAGAGGTATATCTGAAGACCAAGCTTCAGATAATAAATTGAGCCTCTCTCTTATAGGACCTACAGCCACAAAATTATTTATTAGCCTTCTACAGTATAGAAGTGATATGCAAATGTCACATCAATAGGAACAGTATTACCAGTACCTTCAGCAATATTGTAGCCTATGTTTTCGATGCTTCTAATAGAAACGCCATTTAGCTTATACTTACCACCAGGTACAACTTCAAGCTGTTTGCCTAGTTGCTCGAGAATGATATAGCTATCGATATCAGGAGTACCATAACCGCCAGTTGATGATTGATCATCAAATAATTGACGCGATGCGCGCTCGAAGTAGTTTCTTAAATTGCTATTTGCATCTAAGTAGAATGATATTGGATAGCTCTCCGAACCCGGGTAGGTTGCAGCACCAGGTACATTTATATTCAAGCCCATATATGGTACTGCTACGTTAGTAATAGCTCTACCTGGTAGGGCTGCTGTCTTTGCATAAACAAGATCACCATCTCCTAGCTCAGTAACGCCTTGTAACTTCAAAGATGTAACTCTGAATAAGAAGTCGCGTGAGAAGTCTCTAGCTGCTGCTTGTCTGTAGAACTGCTGAATGTTTTGATTTACTGGCATATAATTATTTATTCTATTGGATTAACCTCCCACTAATTCTTGGAAGTTAGTGTCTGTTCTAGTTGCGTAGAAGTTAACAAGGATGAATTCTGCTGTCTTAACTGGTTTCAGATAGATATCTACTACTAACTCATTGTTATCGATAACTTCTGGGGTGTTATTACGCTCATCACATACGATAAGATAATCATATAGACCGTCAGCTACTTTAACTCTTTCGAAGAATGGTATTAAGGTTTTAACTACTCTTGTTCTTGTGAATAATGTGTTATTCTCGAATAAGAAGAACTTCATAACCTGCTTAGTGACTTTCTCTAGATATAAGAAGTTTCTTCTAACGTTAATTCTATCAAAGGCACTTGGCTTCTTAAGAAGAGTCTTTTGACCAAATACAACTAATCCTTGATCTGGGAATCTTGTAATTGGGTTAATGTTGATCTTGTAAAGCTCATCACGCTGTCTTTGATTAGGTGCTATTGCAAGATCAATAGCGTCTGTGATTATACCTCTGTTAAATCCAGCAGGTGCTCCCCATGGACCTACATCTGAATCTGTTGATGCAATCTTAGCAGCTATAAAGCCGGAAGATGGAACATAAACGTATAGACCGCTATAATCATCAAATACTTTCATGTAGTTAGCATATGTAGTAGCGTACGATGTATTGATATTTTCAAACTGATGTCTTAATGCCCAGTAGATATCAAGGGAGAAGTTCTTCGAAGGATCATCAATTACCTTGGATTGCTTACCAGTTACAAGAATCTGTCTGATTGGGTCTGCAACAAATAAGCAGTCACCTCTACCACCATCTTTGATAGGTCCGCAGAACGTTACAAACTTACTAGCAATAGTTGTGTAATAATCTCTAACATCTGTATCTACTAATTCATTTGATGTTCTAAGAGCATCAAACTTTGTGCTTGTTTTAGTATCGTCGAAGAAACCTTGACCAGTTGCACATACTGTAGCCCAGATAGTGCCTAAACCACCTTCAGCAAGAACATCAAGATCAAATACTTCGTCATTCTTTATTCTATCTAAAGCACGTGTAAGTTTCTGTGGTAGATTACCTACTTCTTTTTGATTTAATTTGACTTCGCCGTAAGCACCTAGTGGGAATAGCGAATCAGCATAACCAAGTACATCAGCTGCAGCATTAAACGCTGTAAGATTTACTCCAGCAACTGTCTGACCAAGTGAAGGGTTATCTGTTAATAAGGTTTTTAATTGATTAGTTATAACTCTAACTTTCTTCTTAGGAGTACCATCGCTATTAAGCTGAATTCCTGAGAATAAGTCTGAGATGTAAGGATTTACTAGAATCTGTACGTTACGCGAATCATTTTCTGCATTCTCGAGGAAGAAGTTAACAGGTTGGCCGCCATTTTCGCTATTAATTTGTCTATAGTAGCCAATAGAACCGTTATATCCCTCTTCTAAGAGATAGTCGAGCATAGTAGCATCGTTAGAGAATACCGACTGTCTAAGCTTAAATACACCTAAGTTAAGAGTATCATCAAAATCTCTGGTAGAAATATCATATCCGGTGATTTTTTCTTCCATCACTTGTGAGATTGAATTTTGTGCTGGATTGTCGCCGAAAGCAGGTGTTGCAGTTAGCGCAAAGTCAAATCTATTTGCTGGTATTGTTGTATAGCTTGATAGACCTGTACTTGCTGCAGATTGTGTAACCGTTGCAACAGAAAGAATAGCATCAAAGCTACTAGCTGGATTAATGTTAGTGTTATCAGCGATACCGATATAGTAACCATTAAACTTACCATCAATCACTGACTGTCCTTTGTTAATTACTAACATACCAGCAGAAGCTAAGCTTGCAATGCTATTAAAGCTGGTAGCTGGTTGTTCACTCCAACCATTTGTAAAGGTAGTACCATTTACTAAATCGAGATATTGAGCTTCTGTGAGGTTAAATTGTGTTGGCTTACCAACTAAGTAAGTTCCAGAAGTAACATTTAGTGTTGAGGCACCAACGGTTGAAACCGGATAAGCGAGGACGGAATAAAGAGATCCGAAGCCTTGACCTGAACCTGCACCGTAAGGTAATCTGTTAACTTTAAGTCTAGCTGTTGAATTTAAGGTTGCTCTTACTGTATGGTAGAAATATCTTTCAGCTGGTGTTTTAGGTGTTCCGTAGATATTTTCAAACTCAGTAAGCGAGGTTATATCTACTACTTCATCAAGAGGTCCCTGATCAGCATAACCAGTAACATATACGTTTGTTCCTGCACCAGTAGGTACTCTTAATGATAAATCTCTTTCTCTAATCTCAACACCAGGAGAATTTATTGTACGTTTAGCCATGTAATTATTTATAGAATCTCGGATGAAAATTATGAATTTAACATCGAAATATATAGCTGCGAGTATACAAATGTAAACGACGATTCTATCTCTTGTGATTGCCTATAATTATAGCTTATTTCATCAAGATCTGTTGGGAAGGCTTTAGTGTATTTAAATTCTACTACCGGCTTTTCATATTCATCTAAACCAAAAATAGATATATCTGTTTGGTAGTCTTTAAATTGATCATTTTCAATTAATTCATTAGCATCAAATAAGCCAGTTCGTTGATCGTGCATTAAATTTAACCACGAATACATAGTCCAATAGTTATTAAACATGTTATCAACGGTAAAATTGACAGTTACAGGGGGGTATGAGTTTTTACTATGTGTGGAATTATACAGTGTGCTACCTCCATAGCGTATTTCGAGAGCAGGTACAGTTATTCTTGGTACTACTGATCCGTAGACTGAAAACTGAACTGAGTCTTGATTAACTACAAGATTTCCTCTATCATCGCGAGTATTAATAGTTTTTAATGCATTAGGCAGTTGAAAGACAAGCTTAAACTTATCAACACGTGACTTATTTAAACTTGATTGTATGTAAGTATTAGCTGCCATATGGTATCCATCCTTGCGATATTAATTCATCCATTTCTGATAATTGTTCAGAACCATCACCTCCAAAAACTATTGGAGTAATAGCATTTGTATTTATTCCTACTACTTCATTATCTAAATATATTGAGGTTGGGTTCTCGAACATAGCTATTCCGAAATCCATAGGCTCTATTAATACTGGCTTACCTTGCTCATCTAACTCAACTACATCAAAATATCGTTCTGTTATCTCTTTTTCTAAGATATACAGAGCATATAAAAACGACATTACTCTGTCGTCATGTGAACCTGATTTAGCTTTCCAGGTACCATTAGGATGTCTAACAAAGTCTTTAAACTCTTTAAGAGTTTCTATATCTCTAAACTCCACCACCTTTACTTCATTAACAAAATAGCGCATGTTAATAACACCTTTATATTTTGTATTGGTGTGAGCTATCATACCCATTTGTGGACGAGTTCTATTTGCAGCCTTTGAACCGTAAGATACAACTTTTTCATATCCCATGTCGAAGGCTAATCTATCTACTACTTGAGCGCCGCAATTATTACGCTCAATTAAAGCTAAAGGCGATCCCCAATTTCTTAAAATTGAGTACAGCTTATTTGTAAACTCTAGAGGAGGTATTTGTCTGTTATGATATACAGCTACTTGTTTTATAGCTCTTATATCA